AACTGATATCGAATATCAAACATGTTTATGTTTGAGAACTGTCCGAATTGAAACACTTTCACTACTGTAAGTATGTCGGAACCTCTTGGACCATCACCTGTTGGTCCATTTACTGGACCTATATCGTTTGTATTGATATATTCCTGATCAATATCTGTTTGGGTTATCTGGTGGGAAAAGAAAACTTTCTCCATACCATCAAAATGACGCTCTCGGAATAATTCCAATGCGTCGTCAACTCTGTCCTCTGCCTGTGAATAATCTACATTGATTTCTATTACAGGTGAACCGAGGCGCTTAAATGCGTACTCTATTAAGCCTTCTCTTGAGTTTATAGACATACTTACCTCCTTCGGTATTTATGTCTATTCACATCTTAAGATTTTTCTTTTTCTTCCTTGGGTGGTTCTGGTGAACTAACCTTGACATTTTTTATGTCGTTTTCTTCCATATTTTCGATATAGAATTTACGAGTTATTGGTGGAATACCATCTTCGGGATCACTAATTTCATAATTTGTAAAGCCAGGCATTTTTAATGGACATGTTAGTTTTGGATAATCCAATTTACTATAATCTTTGTCGTTTGCCAACAACCAAGTTCCTTTTCGATCTCCGCAACCACATCCACCACAATAATATTTTCCTTCAGTTTTACTATTTTTTAGATGTTCACAGGGGGGTAAGTTCCCACCTGTGTGCTGATTACCAAAACAACTCAAAACTCTAAGACGTTTAATTGGTTCTTCTGTCTTTTTATCATCCAATCCACGCGAAATCAATGATTCGGCATAGCTTTTTGCCATACCCAAACCTTTTCTTATATCCATTATTTACTCCAAAATTATAAATCAGCGTTAGCAACATAATGCACAAAGACTGTATCGAATATAACAGAACCAGATAAAATGTCAAATACAATTCCCTCTTGTTTTGGTGTTGTGCTTAGGGTAGCACTTCCTGCAGTGTGAACTCTTGTTCCACCATAACCAGAAGTTCCACTAGAAAGTCTTAGATCCAAGTTAGATGAAGCATTATATCCATCTGTAACTGTACCACTTTGTGGTGAATATACAGTTACTGTTGGAACACTTCGCATCTTAACTGGGAAATTGTAGTATGATTTATCACCGTTTGGATCATCCGTTATACGAACTGCTGTTATATCTGGTTCTGTGCTGTTTATCATGGTTGTAGTACCAGTCAAAACATCCTTCGAGTATGATCTCTGATAGAATCTAGAGCATTTTTGTAGAACTTCTTCTGGATTAGTTGGTTCTCTATATGGAGAATTATCAAGAGTTCCACCTTGAGTTGCAAATGCTCTGAAGTTAGCAACAGATAAAGTTGTACCAGAAATTATATCGTTTAATTTAACACCTATTGCAACATAACCATCTTCTGTAAATGAAGCAGCAGATCCTGATGGTGTGTGTTTAACGAAGAATGATGTCCAAGTTGTACCCGGAACATATACGGTGTCTGTGAACTCTTCTGTTGTATAGGTGGTTCCATCTGGACTTCTTTTCAAATAGATTGAAAGGGTTGCGCCAGTTACACCATCGAACTTCATGTAACCATCTACTGCAATGTCTTCTCCAAGGAAAAGATCACCACCTTCTATACGATTTTCCACACCAATAAAGTCTCCGGTTGTAATACCAGATACTGACATGTTTATGTTTGCATAATAAGTTGGATTTCCAAGAACATCAGTTTGTCCCGCCGTGAATCCTCCCCTAGAAATTGTAGATGAAGATATTTTTGCGACGACAGAAGTTGTTACAAATCTATTCCATTTATCTGCAAAATATAACGATGGTTTTGATGTAAATGTTGTACCTCTTTGCCATATATCAAAATTACCATTTAGGAGGTAATTATCAGATACGAAAATTGGATCCTGAACAGGTGCTGTAGCACCTGCAGGTCCTGTGTTACCCGTTGGACCTGAGATTGTCACTGCACCTGTAAGTCCATTTACGGAAGTTACAAGACTTGCATGAGTTCCACCATCTGGTGTTTGAATGAAACCACCAATGATCAAAGCACCAGAAATAGTAATTCCGGGGATTGTGTCTGCAATAGAAAATGTTGCAGTACCACCAGTTACAGATACAATATCAATACCTGTAGAACCTGCTACACCATAAACCTTTAGCAAGTTTAATTTTTCTATGATTTCATCGTTTTCCTTTACTACCCAATCATAGAAAGTTGTGTTTGCGTTTAAATCTGGAATTTGGTAACTAGTGTCTTCTACACCCATTTAATTTCCCTCAGAATCTTTGTATTACTTGAGCAAAAAATCTTTTATTTACAACATTATCATCCAAACTAAATCTTGTTGCACCTATATGTAGTGTTTTTCCACTGTTTTGTTTTATATTGGGTTTTGTAACCGAAGAAATTGTATAAATTGAATCATTTTTTGGAAAAGTTATTTTACCACCTGTAGTAGCAGTATCCAATTGTGTTGTATGAACTTCAAGGTTTATTCTTGTAAAAGGAGCTTGTTTAGAAGAAACAACTTTTGAGTTTTGTTTTTGAGAAGAACCAGATATAGAAGATATAACAACATTATCACCAATCTCAAATGTACTAGGATCTGAAGAAGCAGTACCAAGTGGTACAATAGTAAGTTTTAACTGATTTGAAAATGATTCACCTGTATCATCACCAGTAAATAATTTCTGACCATCGGTTTTCTGAACATCTTCAAGAATACCAAAGTTAAAGAATGATGTCTGATCAATCTCACCTGTAATTGAACTAGAATCTAGTTCCATGTTTATAACAGCATATTTTGCTACTAGTATATCTCTTACTCGAATACCCTCGAATGAACTAAATCCTATGGTTATGGCACCAGCAATGTCTGCAATTTGAGCAGCACTTTCATCCGTTAGAACAGCAGTTAAACTTGGTATCAATTCAAAATCAGTATATGGTGTTGTTCCGTGATTTATAGTTTCTACGCCAATTATCTTATAAAGTCTTTCACTTAATGTGGCATAAGGACTAGAAACTACTATTGTGTTTAGTCGAATGGATGCACCTGATCCAGTGTCACTTAAAATAGGAATTACAGGATTCTTCTCTCCTATAACTAAATTGGAAGAAGATATTTCTGATAAATCTATTTCTGCTGTTAATATTTTACCAGAGTGTGTGGTTACAGTGGTATCTGGAACTGCTATAAATTCGGATGAGTTAACATTTGCTTTGTCAGTAGCACTAATTGTGTAGAGGTAAAGATAAGAATATCCATCATTGTATTTTACAACACCAGAAGTATGAACTGGTGGTGTGCTTACTGGAATTTTTCCATTTTCTCTTATTGTGTTGTTGACTGAATTATCAAGAATAAGGTAAACATTGTTATTGTATGAAACGTAGTGTCTGGTATTTGATGTACTAGAACTGTTCCATTTGTTGTAAACTTGTCCCCTAACCCAAGGAATATTTTTTGCAACAACATTTACATAAGATGGTTGCACTCTTTTGATAATTGAGGCATCTTTGTAAACAGTAGATCTTCTTAAATCTGTGTTTAAGTTTGATTCTGTTTCTACAGAACTACCACCAAGAAAAAATGACAAAATTCTACTGTTGTCCTTAACACTATCTACAAATTTTTCCGCATTTGCTACTGAAAGGTTTAGTGCATTTAATGCTGCTATTGTCATTTTTAGTTTTCCGTTACTAACAAGGAGTTATACTCGTATTTGAACTGGAGTCGTAGTCCATATAAAGGAATTCGTATATATTTATACTTCCAAAACTGGCTCCAACAGAAGCAATAGCAGAATTTGGATGTGTAAACGTAGGAAGATCTGACGTATTTCCTGCTATTGCTCTTGCGTGAACACTACCAGAACAACCAGAACTAGAATTTATGGTTCCAGTGTCACCCATATTGTAGACATAGTAGTTCCCAATTATTGGTACTTCATATGCAGAAGCGGTTCCACCGTCGAAACCAGTAGATCCAGCAAGTCTTTGATCTATTTCATCATCATCTTGTTGCTCTGTAAATTGACTACCTGTTACTGGATCTATACTTAAACTAAAGGTAGTACCTGCAACGTGCATAAAGTTCTTATATGCAGAATAACAAACATCATAATCTAGGACTCCATCATAATATACTTCTATTTCAGTGGATAGATTTGAACTAGTAACTTTTACTGATTTGACCTCTGGAAAGGCTTTAGTGAAAAATAAAGCAACGCCTTCTGGAGTTCCCTTCTTTTGAATTATATCTCGGCGAAAATTCTTAAGAAACCCCTGTAATCTGGAAACATTTTCCTCGAAGTCTATTTGTGGAATAAATGATAAGTTAAATGCGTCCACTGTCACAGAATTCATATTGTCGATATCTTGTAAATCGACAAAGGAATCTGTGTATAAAGAAGATCTATTAGTGCAGTATAGCCAGTTATAATAAGTTTGTAAAAATTTTACTAAATTAGTGTTTCCGTTTTCGTGTTCTTCTACGATCCAATTTGGTAAAACAGTACGAACGTCAAATGGTATCGGACATTGATCATCCGACATGATAATATCAAAAGCATTTTGTACCACATTACTTGATTGTCCAACAGCGTCATAAAAGCTAATGGGATTATCACTATAATCCCTTGCTTCGCCTGAGGTAGATCCACTTGCTCCAAATATTAGTAGTGATTCAAACATTTAGATATTATCCGAATACTCGTAAGAAATACCCAACATTCCTTTTTCATTTAACAATATTTCAGTTTGTTCTTTTTGACCAGAATCTAGTGGTGTTGTTATTTTATAATACACTTTCCCTAATTCTGCAGGGGTAAGATCTTCACCACCAACTACAACAACATTGTTTATGCTGGTTGTAAACCCATTTTCAACTAAAAATGATTTAATATCATCTGCAGTTACAACTCTAGAAGATGCGGAAAATACTCTAGGCATATTTAACTTTAATGAATCAATTGATGGTGCGTCTCTTCCGTTCTTTGAAAGTCCGCTGATTGAAGTGACCGATCCGTTGGTTACTATATTAGAATCAACAAGAGCAAAACTAGAACAATCATTACCATTTAATCCAGATGGTACTGCATATGTTAATTTAATTTTTGTTGTGCTTGGAAGATTGCTTGTTTGGTATAGTCCGCTGGTAGAATCATATGTACCAGTAAAGACTACTTTATATCCAGTTGCTGTTCTTTCTATAAAACACACGTTGTCATTCTGGGAAATTGTAGGTTCGGTTGATGTTCCAACCTTATATGTTGTAAAGGTAGAACCACCATCAGTGGAGACTTCCACTTTTATTGTTCTAAAATCAATATTAGTATCACTTATTGAAACCGATTGTGTGTCTGAATTAAAGGTAAAAGGTGCTTGATTTACAAATCTCTCTGCTTCGTATATTGTGAATTCAGCACTCTCAAACCCTGTACCTGTAGATGAAACTGGTTGAGATTCTATATTATAGAATAATCTAGTTTCTGAATTGTTTTTACTTCCCCTAAAAGAACTGTATGCTGGTATTATACCAGCAGCACTAGCAGAAACCTTTATTGTTGCAGTAGAAGAAATTTTTCCGGGTACGACATATCCCAATAATTTTCCGTGTGAAATTAATGATTCTAATTTCTGAGCAGAATCCAAAAACATTTCATTTACTAAAATGTTCTGGAATAAAATCTGATAGAAAGTATTGTATGCAAGAAGATCCATTATGGAAGATAAAACAGATCCTGAAAAATCAAAACTAGAAAAATCACTAGTTGATTGAAAATACGTCACTAGCTCGTTTTTTATATCTTGAAACTCTAAGGTTTTTAGATTTATATTTGCAGTCGCCATTTATTATCCCCTAAGAAACTGAAACTACAGCATCCTCGTTTATTACTTTACCATCAAAGAAATAATCATAATTTATGGATATTTTTAAATTTCCTGTCTGGTATGATGTAGATACATTTTTAACTTTAATTCTAGGCTCAAATGTGTTTAAAATTTCTATTAAATCTATATTTAGAGTGCTAGAAGAAAGAGTAGAAGGTTCAAAAATATTCTTTTGGATTTGTGCTCCAAATTTAGGCTCAAATGACCTTTCACCATTGAATGTCAAAAGTATATTTTTGATTGACTGTTTGATTGCAGTAGAATCATCGACAACGTTTAGGTCGTCGGTGAAACTATTTTTGGTAAAAGCGATATTTATGTCTCTGTATGATGCCATGTAACTATTTATGCTTCTTGTTCTGCTTCTTCAGTTTCTTCTAATGCCGGTAAACTGTCTCTTATTAGCAGAAGTTCCATTTTATGTAATTTTACTCCTGCTATCTTGTGCTTTATGCTCTGCACTAACCACCTGCCGTTAAACTTGGAATTCTTTTTATTTGGAATTAGGGTAAATGTTCTTTGTGACTCATCCCCACCACCAACATTTATTCCGTCTATTTCCAACAAAACGACATCACCAGGTCGTATTGAAATATCACCAGCAACACTTATCATAATTTTCTGTGAATTAAGCAATGCTCTTTGTGCGACACTGTACAACGGAACATAATCTTCTGTATTCCAGAATGTTGCTATAGTATCGTTGTACTCTAGATATTCTAAAAATGCATCTCCTACATTTGGACAATTGCAACTAAGAAATGAGTTTGGATCCTCCCAATCACAACCCAACCAATCTTCACCCAGAACTTCTTCTATCTTAGCACACTCTTTAGTCTTTTCTAATAAAGTGTCCAACTCATCATCAGTTGGTTCATCATAAACAATAGGCTGTTCTCGGATGTAATCCAGACCTTCCTTTTTAGTTTCAAACGCACTTTCTGGCATAGAAGGAATGCCATTTTCACTGAACTCAACTACAGAAAATAATTTACCTTCGTTTATATAATTTTGTACAATCTCTTCTTGTTCTTCTGTTATTGGATATGCAAGTAAATCATATGTTGATATTACAACTAGTTTTTGGCTAGGTATAAGTTCTTTTGCTGGACAATTACACAGAGGATCATCGTCTGGACAATCTGCATTTGAAATTGAACCTTTGGGGTTTGCACACAAATAACTGTTTCGTATGCTATGACTTTCCTCTATAGCAATTGATTTTTTTCGAGGAATATATTCTTTTAGAATTTTTATTATTTCAATATTAGACATATGGATCACCTATACCACAATCTGTTGTCGATGTGCAGTTACCATCTTGTGCATTTGTTGCATTGAAGTAATAAATGGTCTTTACTCCCGGATCTTTAATATCTATACCGTATAAAGGAAGATCCTTTGTATTTACAGATTTAATTTTTACTATATGTCCAAGCGGAATTGGTTCACATACAACACTAGAACCATCTGGACTTATTACTGGACTTCCATCAGCACCTTTATTAATTCTTTGATAAGTGCCAACTGGCATGGATGCAAATCCCACTGGATAATCTGTATATTGTTTATTTGCGTTTATACCAGGTCCTACGATTATATCAGTTTCGTCTGATACTGGTGGATCATTAGGCATTGGATCATTAGGCATTTCTTGGTGGTATATAACAGAACTAGATCCTGTTGTTATTTGTGGATATTCAGACTCGTCATATAATGTTCTATTAAAGATTTCATTTAAATTGTAAGCACCGGAAGATGTCCCTGTAAATCCTTTATATCCATTTGGTTTTTCC